GCTGCAGAGTGTGCCATGAACGGCTACAGAGTAGATGAGCCAGTGCCCGTTGATATTCTGTGGGATGACTCGGTTATCTCAGACGATAAGGCAGACCGTGACATGATGAAAGATGACATTGCACGCGGTCTTTGCCCAAAGTGGAAATACCTTGTCAAGTACCAAGGCATGAGTGAGGAAGACGCAAGGGCATTTACTAGCGAGACTGGCGGAGTATCGCTTGACGCAGACCTTGGTGAGTAACCGTGAAACCGACTGAAGAAATCGCTGTGCGTCTCGTAGGGGGCGCACAGTCTGCTTATGTACAGGAACTCTCATACTTCTTTCTGAACCTGCTTGACGAGGTAGTACGCACCAACGGTGCAGTCATTAGAGGTCGAGAGATTGCAGACTTTGAGCGTCTCTCTAGGCTCTCTCGTGAGGAAGCTCTCGCGATCTACTACAAGTACCGCCCAGCCATTGGCAAACAAACACGTGAGGTCCTAAAAACTGCGCTAAAAAAGACTGATGACGCGCTTGTTGGGCAGTTTGTGCGAGCGATGGGCTCACGCCGTCACATGACTAACTTAGCAACTATTATCGCTGCTCAGACGGCACAAGGCATGAATGAGGTCCTTGAGCGTCAAAACATCGCACTTGCTAAGGACCAAGCAGCACTCTGGTATGACGTAACCGCTGAAGCAATCGCACGCCATCAAGCGGGAGAGCCAACACGAGCAGTTATGGAGCGCGGTGTTACAAGGCTTGCCAACTCTGGACTAGAAACCATCGACTACATCAGTGGTACTAAGACAACTATTGACGCAGCTCTAAGACGCCACATTGTTTCCCAGGCTAACCAAGCAAGAAACCGCCTACTTATGCAGCGTATGGATGAGTGGGAATGGGACTTGGTCTTTGTTGACGCTCACTTTGGAGCACGTCCAAGTCATGCTGAATGGCAAGGCAAAGTGTACTCAAGAAGTGGCAGGAGTACTGAATACCCCTCTCTTGTTGACGCTACAGGATATGGCACCGTTACGGGTCTCTGTGGTGCTAACTGTGTTGTTGGTGATACGAAAGTATCAGGCCCTAACGCTTTAGCAGCCTATAGGCGTAAGTATTCCGGGGAGATTGTCACAATACGGACGGCACTCGGCCATAACCTTACTGTCACCCCAAATCACCCAATACTTACCCCTCATGGATGGGTTGCTGCAAATAAGCTTAGCAAGGGAGACTATGTATTTAGCCGTGTCAATAGTGACGGGATGCCACTTGGTGTTAGACCAAACAAGTATGAGAGAGAACCCTCTATCAAGAATGAGTTTAACGCGCTCGGGGATACGTTCGGCGTCAACTCCTTTCTTGGGTCTACCGCTGATTTCCACAACGACGGAATCAAAAATCAAAATGTCGACATTGTATTTGTCGATAGCAAATTGATGAGAAACGCTGACTCCAAGGCTCTTAAACATTTCTCCGAGGCGAGCCTCTTCAGTGCTTCCAGGTTTTCCAATATTAGCTTTGGTTCTAGCTCTCTTACAAAGGTCGGAATGAGTCTTTTTAGTTCCTCTGACAGCATCATGAGCGGGTTTGCAAATAAGGCTTCTTTCTTTAGGAGAATATCTAGACATCTTTCTCTTCATGGCCAAACTGCGACTTTCGGGATTGATTCCACGTTCCTTAAGCCTATTAGTGATTGTTGTTTGGGAAACACCAAGCTGCTGGGCGATAACAGTTTTATTGAACCCTTTATTCCAAAGATCAACAACACGTTCGATATCAACACTCTTCTTACGTCTATCGGTCTTCAGGCCAAGAGCTTTGAGTTCGCTGGCGATAATCCTATCCCGGCATCTGAAATGCTTTCTCATAGTTCTGATAGAAGCTCCTTCATTGTAGAGCCTGATAAGGTCGTCAGTATTGATATTAGGATGTGGTCTGGGCATGTATACAACCTTTCAACAGAAAATGCCTGGTATTTTGCTAATTCTATTGTAACACATAACTGCTACCACTACATGACACCGTATGTCCCTGGATACTCCGAGCTGCCAGACATGGACTACTCAGAGCAAGAGCGCATCACAGGCATGACCAGTGATGAGTACTACGCAGCCACGCAGAAGCAGCGCAGATATGAACGTCTTATTAGAAGCCAGAAAAGAGAGATTTCTTACCTTCAAGAGGTGAGAGCAGACGCGGTAAAGCAGCGCATTAGACTTGGCGAGCTGCAAGACAAGCTGCGTCAATTCACGCATGACAATCACCTGCGCCGTGACTATGAGCGTGAACGTGCCTGGGCAGTCAGCAAGCAGCCAACAGCACTTGGACGAACTGACTTTAGAAACACAAGAAAGGCAATGTCTAGAGTGAACTCTGGCTCACAAGCTAAAGATGTTGTCTCTAAATCAGATTTTATGAAGTGCGCTACGTTTGAGGACCTGCAGAAAGCTGTTGAAGAAAAGTACGGCTTCTATATCGACAAAGCTCTGGAGAAGAACTTCTTTGAATACACACGTGGCTTGTGTGCAGGATTAGATGATGCTTTGACTAAATTCCCGCAGCTAAAAAAGATAATTGGTAACATAAAAATGAGCTCGGCAATACCGCAAACAAGTGCTCAAACAAATGTGTTGGGAACAATCTATATCAATTCAAAGATGCTCAAGGCTGTATCAAATACTCCATGCAGCGATGGTAGACACGAAGCAGGGCATCTTGTAGAAGCGATGCTGTCTCGATATGACGAAGCAGAGTTTATGAGTGCAAAACACTCAAAGAGAATCATCACAAGAGCACTGCGAAATTATAATAAGAAGCACACCGAAAACACCTATTCAGCTGAGAAATTGATATATAATACTATTAGTTCATATCCATCTGCAATGGCTTCTAAATACACAGGAAAGAACGCAACAGAGATTCTTTATAGCGAAGCATTAGCTGAGAGTATACGAGTTGCCATAGAAACAGAGCAGATGGACTCGGATTCATTTTTGTCATTTGTTATTAAGTCGGTTCTTAAGGAGATTGAATAATGACGCATTTACCTGATATGCCAGTTTTTATGGCACTGTGCGATGAATATGGTCCGGACTATGTTAGGGAACACTTTTTTGACGAAAACGGCGTTAAGGACTCTGCCCCAGAAGAACTGAAAGCTGAGTGCAGAAGTGACAAAACCAAATATGAGCGTTCTAGTAATTGCCTTTAATCTAATAAGGCAAAAATCAATTAATAACTCCTAACCCCGCAATAAGCGGGGGTTTCTTTTAGCTGTTAACACTCACAGACAATTCTTTCAGCGCAGGAAAAGGACCTGCGATTGACTGAAAGGATTTGGTCTATGCATCGTAATGGATCTCCTGCACCAGACGAGGTCACAGAGGAAAAGAAAGACTCTGATACCCAGGACTCTACGCAGGAAAACCAGTCCCAAGACCAAGTAGCAGAAGAGGAAATAACTTCCCAGGACTCTGCTACAAGCGAGGACACAAGCGCAAACGTAAACACCCACAAGCTAGAGCGCGACTTGGCAAACCGTGAGAAGCGCATCAAAGAGCTGGAAGCAGAGCTCGCAGAGTCCAAGAAGTCTATGGCTTCTTCCGATGAGCGCATTTCTGCCATTGAGAAGCAGCTCAAAGACTCACAGGAAGCCAAGGAGAAGGCAGAAGTAGAAGCAAAGCTTACTTCTGCTGGCTGCATTGACTTGGAGCTTGGTAGAGCTGCTTTAGCTGCTCTAGAGGGTGACGTTGCCAAGCTGAAAGAAGCTAAACCATATCTCTTCCAGTCTGAGCCAAAGAGCGTAAACACTACCGGCAAACCAGCTGGCAGCTCTTCTGGCATTGCTCGCAACATTAAGGAAGGATTAGGAAAATAAATGATTACTCTTGCTGACCTCGCAACCAACTCTGGCGATAAGCTCACACAGGGCTTCATCAATGAGCTTGTCACTGACAACTATCTGCTCGGTGCACTCACCTTCGACAACTGCATGAATGCTTCTGGCACCTCTGATTTGGTCTACGGCTATAAGCGCGTTAAGACTCCATCTTCCGCTGCTTTCCGTGCACTTGGTTCTGAGCCTGTTGCATCTGAGCCAACCGTTGAGAAGAAGACCACTACTCTTGGTATTCTCGGCTCCACATTCCAGATGGATCGTGTTGCCAAGGCTGCTGCAGATGACCTCTACGAGATGCGTCTTGAGGAAGCAAAGAACGCAGTCTCTCGCAAGTTCAACGCCAGCGTTTTTGCACCAACCAAGGATGCAAACGGCTTTGACGGTCTTGCAGCTGCTCTGAAGTCTTCTTCCACCGAGATGACCTCTAAGACTGACATTAAGGTCACCACCAAGGAAGCAGCTCTTGTTTACCTTGAGGAGCTGGACACCATGCTCTCTAACCTTATGCGCACTCCTGACGTGCTCATGATGAACGCAGCTCAGTACACCAAGCTGAACGCACTGCTTCGTGTTGTTGGTCTTGGTACTGAGTCAAAGGAGACCGCCGGCAACGTTGTCCAGGCTTACAACGGCATTGCAATTCATGAGGTCCGTGACGGCTCTATCACCGATGGTTCTATCTACGCTGCTTGCCTTGGCATGGACGGCTTCCACGGTATCACCCTTCAGGGCGACAACGCATTCACCGTTGCTCTGCCTGACTGGACTACTCCAGGTGCTGTCAAGAGTGTTGATGTCGAGTTCGTCTGTGGCGTTGCATTGAAGGCAACTAAGGCTGCTGGTGTCTTGAAGCCTAAGGCTGCTTAATGGCAACCCCAAGCCTTACATACGACTTCTACCGCAACACGTATAAAGGCTCTCTTGGCG